AAGAAAGTCCGACCCTGACGGGTACACCGAAAACGCCAACCGCACCGGCGGGAACGAATACCACCCAGATTGCCAGCACGGCATTTGTGCAGGCGGTGGTGACGGCACTCAATAACGCGCTGGCGCTCAAAGCCCCGCTGGCAAGTCCGGGACTGACCGGCACGCCAACGGCACCCACTGCCGCGCAGACGGCTAACAGCACGCAGATTGCGACCACGGCCTTTGTGAAATCAGCGCTGGCAGCACTGGTGGGTTCATCCCCGGCGGCGCTGGATACGCTGAACGAACTGGCCGCTGCGCTGGGGAACGATCCGAACTTTGCCACTACGATGACTCGTGCACTGGCCGGTAAAATGGATATCAGCAAAAACGGGGCTGATATTGACGACGTGGCAGCATTTTTAAATAACCTCCGCCTGGGTGCCGGTTCGGCTTTGCCGGTTGGCGTTCCGGTTTCATGGCCGCTGGCGTCGGCACCAGAAGGATGGCTGAAATGTAACGGCGCGGCTTTTACTGCCTCGCAATATCCTGAGTTGGCGAAGGTCTATCCTGCGCTGAAGTTACCCGACCTGCGTGGCGAATTTATCCGGGGATGGGATGACGGGCGCGGCGTCGATGCCGGGCGTACGTTGCTGTCCTCTCAGTCGGATGCTGTTCAGAATATCAAAGGCTCAATTGGCCGCCTGCAGATGCTCCGGGATGTCGCTTATTCCGGTCCGTTCGGCATCGTGGAGTCAATTTTATCTACCGGGCTGACACCTTCCACCAACGGCGGATATGGTGCGGCAAACTTTGATTTTGATATTTCGCGGGCCGTGCGAACAGCAACAGAAACCCGTTCGCGCAATATCGCGTTTAACTATATCGTGAGGGCAGCGTAATGCAGACAGCGGTACTGGAACAGGGCATTGCTACCACTGCAGGGGTGATTACAGTGTTTAATTACCATGATGAAACGGGTGAATATCTGTCCACGACTCAGGAATATCTGCCGGTGGGCGTCGGACTGCCCGCGAACGCATGCACTGATGAGCCGCCAAAAGCCAGGAAGGGGTTTGTTCTCTGCAGGTCTGCCATGGATGATGGCTGGGAATTCTTACCCGATCATCGTGGTGAAATGGTATGGCATACCCAAACCGGAGAGTCTGAGACGGTCACGCTGCCAGGAGACTATCCCGCTGATACGACCATTCTTCGTCCTCTGACACCATACGACGTCTGGGCTGGTGATAAATGGGTTACGAATGTGGAGGCTAAAAAGGCCGCCGAGGTCATGGCAGCAGAGGACAAAAAATCCTTACTGATCCAGTCTGCCGGTAACGCTATCAGCCCGCTGCAGGATGCCCTTGAACTTGGCATGGCAACCGACGACGAAAAGAGCCGCTATGATGCCTGGCGAAAATACCGCGTATTACTGACGCGCGTGGATACAACACAGGCCCCGGAAATCAGCTGGCCTGAACTTCCCCTGAATTAATCTCGTCCCCGCTCAGGCGGGGATTTTTTTAGCTTTTGCATTGTGTCATTTCCCATACAGCACTCGTTACGTGCGCGATGTGCATAACCGCCAGAACATAAGCAGACCCCCTCTACACCGGAGTGACTGCCTTATGGCTCAGGATTACCACCATGGGGTGCGCGTTGTCGAAATCAACGAAGGCACCCGATCCATTACTACTGTCAGCACTGCTATCGTGGGCATGGTCTGCACCGGCGATGATGCCGATGCAGCGATGTTCCCCCTCAATAAGCCCGTTTTGCTCACCGACGTACTGACCGCCAGCGGCAAAGCGGGCGAGTCCGGCACGCTGGCCCGCTCGCTGGATGCCATTGCCGACCAGGCCAAACCCGTCACCGTCGTGGTGCGCGTGGCCCAGGGTGAAACCGAAGCGGAAACCACCTCTAATATCCTCGGCGGCGTCACCGCTGACGGGAAAAAAACGGGCATGAAAGCGCTGCTCTCGGCGCAGTCGCAGCTCGGCGTCAAGCCGCGCATCCTTGGCGTACCGGGGCATGACACGCAGGCCGTTGCCACTGAGCTGCTGAGTGTGGCGCAGAGCCTGCGCGGGTTCGCCTACCTCTCCGCCTACGGCTGCAAAACCGTGGAAGACGCCATTGCCTATCGGGCTAATTTCAGCCAGCGCGAGGGGATGCTGATCTGGCCGGACTTCATCAACTTTGACACCGTGCTGAATGCCGACGCGACGGCGTACGCCTCCGCCCGTGCGCTCGGTCTCCGTGCCAAAATCGACGAGCAAACTGGCTGGCACAAGACGCTATCTAACGTCGGCGTGAACGGCGTCACCGGGTTATCTGCGGACGTGTTTTGGGACCTGCAGGACCCGGCAACCGACGCGGGGCTGCTCAACCAGAACGACGTCACCACCCTTATCCGCAAGGATGGCTTCCGCTTCTGGGGTTCCCGCTGCCTGAGTGACGATCCGCTGTTTGCCTTTGAGAACTACACCCGCACGGCGCAGGTGCTGGCAGACACCATCGCCGAGGCGCACATGTGGGCGGTGGACGGCGTCCTGAACCCGTCGCTGGCCCGCGACATTATCGAAGGCATCCGCGCCAAACTGCGCAGCCTGAAATCGCAGGGTTATATCATCGGCGCGGACTGCTGGCTGGATGAGGCCGTGAACGATAAGGACTCCCTGAAAGCCGGGAAGCTCACCATCGACTACGACTATACCCCAGTGCCGCCGCTGGAAAACCTGATGCTGCGCCAGCGCATCACCGATCAATACCTGCTGGACTTCTCCAGCCAGGTCAGCGCGTAAGGGGACACCATGGCGTTACCACGCAAGTTAAAACACCTGAACCTGTTCAACGACGGGAACAACTGGCAGGGGATTGTTGAGTCACTGACCCTGCCGAAATTCACCCGCAAGTTTGAGAAGTATCGCGGCGGCGGGATGCCGGGCGCGGTGGACGTGGATATGGGGCTGGATGACGGCGCTATTGATACGGAGTTTTCCATCGGTGGGACCGAGTTGCTGCTGTTTAAACAGATGGGCAAAACTACGGTGGATGCCATCCAGCTGCGCTTTACCGGCTCTATCCAGCGCGACGATACCGGCGAAGTGCAGGCGGTTGAGCTGGTTGTGCGCGGGCGTCACAAGGAGCTGGATTCCGGCGAGTGGAAAACGGGCGAGAGCAGCAGCACCAAAGTGACCAGCACCAACAGCTACGCGAAGCTGACCATTAACGGCGAGATACTCTACGAGGTCGATCTGGTCAACATGATTGAAGTCGTGGACGGCGTGGACCTGATGGAAGCGCACCGTAACGCCCTCGGCCTCTGATTAACTTGAACGGCGCGGACAGCCGCGCCAGTACGCATTAACAGGACACGAACATGAGCGATAAACCGACCGAAAAGGCCGTGCAGCTGGATACCCCGATCAAGCGTGGAAAGACGGAAATCACCGAAATTGTGCTGCGTAAACCGCAGTCCGGCGCGCTGCGTGGCACCCGCCTGCAGGCCATCATGGATATGGATGTGGGTGCGATGATGACCGTTATTCCGCGTATTTCCACGCCGACCCTGACCGCGCAGGAAATGGCGGAGCTGGACCCCGCCGACCTCACCGCGCTGTCGGTCGAGGTGGTGACTTTTTTATTGAAGAAGTCGGTGCTTGCCGGTTTGCCGACAGCCTGACGGTTGATGATCTGGTGGCGGACATTGCCACCATCTTTCACTGGTCGCCGTCCGTCACTGACGTTATGCCGCTAACGGACGTGCTGGAGTGGCGACACAAAGCCATTCAGCGAAGCGGGGCCAGCGATGAGTGACAACAACCTGCGCCTGCAGGTGATTCTTAATGCGGTTGATAAGCTCACCCGCCCATTCCGATCCGCGCAGGCCAGCTCCAAGGAGCTGGCAACTGCCGTCCAGCAAAGCCGTGCACGCCTTAAAGAGTTAGATACCCAGGCGAGCAGTCTGGAGAGCTTTCGAAAGCTCCAGGCGGAAAATCAGAAATTAGGCGATCGTCTGAACTATGCCCGCCAACGGGCAAGCTTACTGAGTAATGAGCTGGGTGCGATGGGGCCGCCATCACAGCGGCAAATTGTTGCGCTGGGGAGGCAGCAACTTGCCACGCAGCGACTTGAAGAACGTCAGAAAAAGCTGCAACAACAAACGGCGCTTGTCCGCGCGGAACTTTACCGCGCCGGTATTTCAGCCAATGACGGAGCCGGTGCCACCGCCCGCATCACTCGCGAAACGATGCGATACAACCAGCAGCTTTCTGAGCAGGAAACGAGGCTGAAACGTGTTGGAGAGCAGCAGCGGAGAATGCATGCCGTCCGCGCCACCTATTCCCGTAGTCTGGAGGTCCGTGACCGTATCGCCGGAGCCGGAGCAACCACCACGGCGGCAGGTGTCGGAATGGGCGCGCCGGTGATGGCGGCGGTGAAAAGCTACGCCAGCATGGAAGATGCCATGAAGGGCGTGGCAAAGCAGGTCAATGGTCTGCGCGATGATAACGGCAACCGCACCGCCCGGTTCTACGAAAT